CAAGGGCGCACGCATTGCGGACGACTCGGATCCGATCCAACCGGGCGAGTGGCGCGATATTGACGCGGGAGGCGCGGAACTTTCTGCGTCATTACTGCCGCTTCCGTACAAAGAGCCGAGCCAAGTGCTGTTTGCGCTGCTCGGGTTCCTCGTTGACGCGGGCAAACGCCTCTCCAGCACCGCCGATATGCAGGTGGGCGACGGAAATCAGTACGCGCAGGTCGGTACGACGCTTGCGTTGCTGGAACGTGGCTCGATGGTCATGTCGGCGATCCACAAACGCTTGCATTATGCGCAGTCGATGGAGTTTCGGCTGTTGTTTGAAGGGTTTGGGGAGTACTTGCCGGATGAATATCCGTACGAAGTACCCGGCGCGAGTCGAAAGGTCAAACGCGCGGACTTTAACAACATGGTATCGGTGCTTCCGGTCGCCGATCCCAACATTTTCAGCACTGCACAGCGTATTCAGCTTGCGCAGATGCAGTTGCAGCTTGCTCAAAGCGCACCGCAGATGCACAACATGTACGAAGCGTACTATCGCGTGTATGCGGCGTTGAATGTTCGCGACATTGACGGGATTTTGTTGCCGCAGCATACGCAGATGCCGAAAGATCCGGCGACGGAGAACTCGTCGGTGCTTAATGGCATGCAGCTCAAGGCTTTTGCGGGCCAGCAGCACGATGCGCACATTGCCGCGCACCTGATGATGGGGCTTTCGCCGATTCTTCAGTCTAATCCGATGGCCGCGATGACACTTCAGCAGCATGTGTTTGAGCATGTGCGGTTGAAAGCGGAAGAAGACGTCGAGGCTGATCTTTTCAAGATGTACGGAACGGATCCCGATCGAATGGTGTCGATGATTCAGAAGGAAGGCATGGTTGCTATCAAGGTTGCGCAGTATCTACAGGAAGTGCGTACCTTGCAGGATCAAATTGCAGGCACCGCGGGCGGTGGAGAGGACCCACTGGTCGCCTTGAAGGAAAAAGAGATCGAGCAGAAGGCCGCAGCCGAGCAGGCGAAGATTCAGCTCAATCAACAGAAGTTGCAGCTCGACCGTCAGAAGCTGGAACAGTCCACACAGATCGATCAGGCCAAGTTACAACTCCAAATGCAGCGCGGAGGACGAAATGCCGCTTAAGAAGGGGTCGAGTCAAAAGACAATTAGCCGAAACATTGGCGAGCTTGTCGGGACATACAAGGAAAAAGGGCGCATTGGCACAAGCAAGCCAAAAAGTAAGGCCGCTGCGGTAAAGCAGGCGGCGGCGATTGCTTATTCCAAGGCAGGTAAGTCGCGGAAGAAGAGCAAGGGCGGCGCGATGGGCCCTGTTCGTATCGTTAAGAAAAAGGATGGCAATCGGCCCGTTAAGATTTATTGATTTGATGCGCTTCAGGGGACGCGCGGAGTTCCCTGCTTTTCATGGAACCTCACCATGCTTGAATTTGCAGAAGCAGTACTACGAGAAATCAGAAAGCTCCGTGAGAGCTCTGAAGAGATCGTCCTGAACGGCACCATTGCCGACATGGAGCGTTATCGCTTCATGATGGGACGGCTCGAGGGGTTAAAGCTGGTGGAAGCGACCGTGAAAGAGCTGCTAAAGGCGCGTACGGAAGACTAGTTTTAACCCCACAGGAGACTTATGACCACGCAAGCAAAGAAGCTTACCGCTTTGGAAGAGAAGTGGAAGCAAGAAGAAGCCACCAAAGTTCCATCTTTGGATGATGCCTACACCGCAGAAGGGCTAAAGCCCGAGAAGCTGGATCAATCTGTTTTAGGTCGTATCCCCACACCGACGGGCTGGCGCATTGCCATTCTCCCGTATCGCGGTGCGGAGAAAACCAAGGGCGGTATTGCACTGGCAGAAGAAACCCAGCGAAAGCAGCAGGTTTCGACGGTGTGTGGCTACGTTCTCAAGATGGGCCCAATTGCCTATGCCGATGAGGGCAAGTTCCCTACGGGAGCGTGGTGCAAGGAAGGCGATTGGATCATCTTCGGCCGCTATGCCGGTGCGCGGATCCCGATCGACGGGGGTGAGATTCGTTTGATTAACGACGACGAGGTGCTCGGGATTGTTTCCGACCCCGAAGACGTCCTTCACATGTGGTAACGGAGAGTTCAAATGACGGATGATCAATTGGAATACAAGGTAGGCGAGGAGGAGCAGCCCGCAACCGTGCAGGTTGACGAGGAGGGCAAGGCCGAGCTGGTAGAGGAAACTGTCGAGGAGAAACCGGCAGCTTCGGGTCAGGAACGTGAGCTGGATCAGTACAGCGATAACGTTAAAAAGCGCATCGATAAGCTAACCGCTCGTCTACGCGAGACGCAACGTCGCGAGCAGGCGGCTTTAGAGTACGCCAAGCAGGTCCAAAGCCGCGCGCAAGAGCTTGAGCAGCGGTACTTGAAGACTGACGAAGACCGATTGGTCGAGGCCAAGGGCCGTATTGAAACGCAAGTCGTGGCGCTAAAGCAGATCATTCGCAAAGCCCGTGAAGAGGGCGATGTGGATACGGAAACTGAAGCGCAACAGCGTCTTGCCTCGTTGACCTATGAGCAAGGGCAGATTGACGTAGCTAATCAGCAGCGTGCGGCATGGGCCGCGCAGCAACAGGCGGCTGCCCAGCAAGCTCCGCAACAGCAACAGGCGCAGCAACAGCGTCAGGTCGACCCACGGGTGGAAGAATGGGCGGAAAGAAACAAATGGTATGGGCGGGACAACGTCATGACCCATGCTGCTTGGGGCATTCACCGCCAGTTAATCCAAGTGGAGGGATTTGACCCTAGTTCAGACGAGTATTATGATGAACTTGATAAACGTATCCGAGACGCGTTTCCGCAAAAGTTTAGGGAAGCCGCCGGAACGCAGGCGAGTGCGACCAGAACCGTGCAAACGGTTGCACCGGCCTCACGATCCTCAGGGATCAACAGTACTGCACGCCGCACTGTCAAGTTGACCCCAAGTCAAGTGGCAATTGCTAAAAAGCTGGGTGTTCCTCTTGAGGAATACGCCAAATACGTGAAGGAGTAAGGATACATGTCAGACGCCAAAACATCTAATCGCGCTTCTCGTGAGGTCGAATCTCGTGGGAACTCCGCGCGGCGTAAACCATGGGCTCCGCCTTCCCGTTTGGACGCGCCTCCAGCTCCTTTGGGATACAAACATCGATGGATTCGAGCTTCGGCAGGTGGGGTAGAGGACCGATCGAACATTGCAGGACGTATTCGTGAAGGATACGAACTGGTTCGTGGGGACGAGTACCCTGACTTTCCGGTGCCCACGATGGAAGATGGCCGACACGCTGGGGTAATTAGCGTGGGAGGTCTTGTCTTAGCCCGTATCCCAGAAGAGACCGTAGCGGAGCGCAATTCGTATTACCGAGACAAGGCGAACAACCAAATGCAGGCCGCGGATAACGAGCTCATGAAGAGCAATGCTCACTCGAGCATGCAGATTGAGCGCCCAAGCCGTCGGTCTCGCGTTTCATTCGGCGGCTCTAAACGAGCCAGTGAATAACTTTTTCGAGGATTAATCAAATGGCAAACGTCGATAAAGCCTTTGGTCTCCGTCCTCTTGGCAATCTGTCTGCGACTGGTGCTCAGAAGCAGTTCGGTTACCAAATTGCGGATAACCAAAGTGGCGCGATTTATCAGGGCGACCTGGTAACCCTTAAAGATGGGTACATCCTTAAGTTCCTCCCCGCCTCGCATACCGCGGCGGTGGGTGTATTTAATGGCTGTAACTACATCGACCCGACCTCTGGCAAGCCGACTTGGAAGAACTACTATCCGGGTAGCGTCAACATCACCCAGGGCACGATTGTGGCCGACGTGATTGACGACCCCAACCAGTTGTTCATCATTCAGGCGGATGAGGACATCGAGCAAGCCGATTTCGGCAAAAACGCTGATGTCGTCGGTACGGGTGGCAGCAACACCACGGGCGTGTCAACGATGGAATTGGATTCGTCCAGCATCGGGACCTCTTCGTCATTGAACCTGAAGCTTGTTGGCCTGTGGGATGTCCCAGGCAATGCGCTCGGGACCTTTGCCGTGGCCGTTGTCAAGATTAACGAGCACCTGTACGGCAGTGCCGGTGTGGCTGGCCAGTAAGGGGTAATTAAAAATGGCAATTTCACGTGCACAACTTGTTAAAGAGCTTGAGCCGGGCTTGAACGCCCTGTTCGGCCTCGAGTACAAGAACTACGAGAACGAGCACGCCGAGATCTACTCGGTGGAAACCTCCGATCGTGCGTTTGAGGAAGAGGTCATGGAGTCAGGCTTTGCCGAGGCTCCGGTGAAGACCGAAGGCGCTGGTGTCGCTTACGACCAAGCGCAGGAAGTCTACACTGCTCGCTACACCCACGAGACGATCGCTCTTGCGTTCTCGCTCACCGAAGAAGCCGTCGAGGACAACCTCTACGACCGTCTCTCGGCGCGGTACACCAAGGCGTTGGCTCGTTCCATGGCTCAAACCAAGCAGATCAAGGCTGCCAACGTGCTCAACGGCGCGTTTGACACCTCGGTCGGTGGCGACAGCAAGCCGCTCTGTGCGGATGATCACCCGACCTTGTCGGGTCCTGATCTGAAGAACGAGCTCACCGTGTCGGCAGACTTGAGCGAGACCTCCCTTGAGCAGGCGTTGATCGACATTGCTGCGTTCACTGACGAGCGTGGCTTGAAGATCGCTGTTCAGGGCATGAAGCTCATCATTCCGAAGGAATTGATGTTCACCGCTGACCGCATCATGAAGTCCACGCTTCGTGTCGGCACCGCGGACAATGACATCAACGCCGTGAAGAACATGGGCATGGTGCCGCAGGGCTACACCGTGAACCACTTCTTGACCGATCCCGACGCATGGTTCATTAAGACCGATGCGCCGAACGGCATGAAGATGTTCCAGCGTGTTGCCATCAAGACTGGTTTCGAGGGCGACTTCGATACCGGCAACGTGCGGTACAAGGCTCGCGAGCGCTACAGCTTTGGCTTTAGTGACCCGCGCGGCATCTTCGGATCGCCGGGAGCTGCCTAATCAAGGCAATGAGAAGGGGGTCGAAAGACCCCCTTCTTTTCTTGTATACGCTGACGTATAGTTAAATTATTCCGGGGTAAACCACAGGTACGGCTGACAGACCCGGCTGACGACATGCAGACAGTCGTACCTAACTCGCATGTGAGGACAACTCAATGAGTCGTACAACTTTTTCCGGCCCGGTCAAATCTGACAATGGGTTCGAGGGCGATGTAACGGGCGGCGTTGATGCCCGTGCAGGCTATGTGGTTCTCTACACCACGACTTCGGCCAGCATTGCTGACATTACTTCGGCTGTAAACACTTCTGATAAATATATCGGCACGGTGGTGTTTGAGTCGGACAACAGCAAAATTAAGGTTGCCACGGGTAGTGCTGCTGCGGACACTTGGGTAGACGCTGACGGTACGAACGCTGTCACACCTGCCTAATAATTTGTCTCCCGTAAGGGTTTTTAACTCGAGGAGCAAATTATGAGCTTTGCAAGTGATCTCAAGGCTAAAACCTTAACCACGTCAGGCACCGCGGTTAACGGTCGCACACGGGTGCAAGGGGTCTATTACACCAATGCTGGGACCGCTTCTGGTTTTACTTTAAAAACCGGAGGAGCCAGCGGGACAGACATCCTTGACCTAAAAACTCCCGCAACCGTAGGGGCAACGGATCTGATTGTCCCTGATGACGGCATTTTAGCGACCGACGGCGTTTACGTTGCGTTTGCGGATAGCAACGTCGTAAGCGTTACCGTGTTGTTTGTGGGAGGAGCGCCCGCCTAATGCGTAAGGGCATGGGCATTAAGACCTCTGTCAAAAGTGGGAACTTCCGGCCCACCAAAAAGGGGGCCGGAATGACCCGCAAAGGGGTAGCTGCGTATCGACGCGCTAACCCCGGCAGTAAGTTAAAGACGGCCGTGACAGAGGATAACCCCAGCCCTGCCAGAGCTAAACGACGCAAGTCGTTTTGCGCGCGTTCCGCAGGTCAAATGAAAATGTATCCGAAAGCCGCCAAAGACCCAAACAGCCGTATACGGCAGGCACGTCGGCGATGGAAGTGTTAGCCAATGGAAATCATGGTGTGGAACATCATCCTATCTGCTGTAGTAACGGGGATGGGATTCATGCTTAAGAGTAAGTTTGATGAGCTTGACCGATTAAATATCCTGCTCAATCGAACGAGAGAAGAAGTTGCGAGGGAACACATTACTCGCAAAGAGGTAGACGATCGGATCGAAAAGTTTGTTGCTCACGTTGATCAACGATTCAATCGCCTTGAAGTTAAGTTGGATGAATTACGTAGTTCACGTTATGAGGATTAAACAATGATGTTTAGTGCACGAAACAGCCGTTCTGCTCGCCCGAAGGTTAGAAAAAAGACCGTGGAAGAGAAGCAATCAACACAGCCGCTTGTTCCTGTTGGCGGATTAAATGAACCTGGCGTCAGGCGCGCTAAAAAGGGCGGTATGATGAACAAGGGAAAAGTAATGGACAAAAAAGGCCGTGCGATGAAGAGCAAAAAGAAGGATGCTCGTGGCCGCGCGATGCGAGGTAAGTAAAATGGCTGGACGTGGAATGGGAGCCGCTACCCAAGGCGGCGGATGCGTAAGTTCTGGTCCAAGAAACAAAATGGTTTCTGAGCCCAGCAAAAAGACTGGCCCTGTGATGATGAATAAAGGCGGCATGGCCGTTAAGGGCTATAAAAAGGGCGGCATGCCAAAGAAAAAGGTCAAAAAGATGCGTTACGGCGGATCTTGCGGTTAATCGATGGCCACTTCTGGCACTACAGACTTCAACCTATCGATTGATGATTTGGTTGAAGAAGCATTTGAGCGTTGCGGCATGCGGCCGACGAGCGGCTATCAGCTCAACTCCGCACGTCGCTCGCTCAACTTGCTGTTTTTAGATTGGGCCAATCGTGGACTAAATCTTTGGACGATCGAGCAAGCG